CGCAGAGAAAAAATATAAGCAACCATTTTCATATACGCCTTCCCATACTGTTATTTTGTTTACCAACCATTTACCCAGCGTTGGCACTTACGATGACGGCACTTGGGGTAGGCTTATTGTCATACCATTCAATGCCTTTTTTGTTGGAGCGGACGTTATTTTGAACTATGCTGATTACCTTTACAATCACGCAGGGGGAGCGGTTTTAACATGGATTATTCAGGGGGCAAGGAAATTTATAAACAACAGCTTTAAGATTGAGCAACCTGACGTAGTCAAGAAAGCAATCGCAGCGTACAGAAGAGAGAATGATTGGATTATGAGTTTTGTGGATGAATGCTGCGACATCGGAGATGATTTGCGTGAAAAATCAGGCAAACTTTATAACGAATACAAATCATTTTGCTTCAGGACGGGAGCGTTTCAGCGCAAACAGCCGGATTTCAACAAGGGTATGGAGGCGGCCGGGTTTAAACGTACAGGCAATACAAAGGGATATTTTTTTGAGGGATTGAAACTTCCTGATGATTTCTTGCCATAAATCGACATCATCAATTTTAAATGTACTGCTTATCCATTCGAATTTTTGGAAAGATGGACACGGTTTCAAAAAATCCAGTATTTATGCGGGTACAGCTTGTCAAGGTAGAGGATAGCGAGGATAGATAAAAACTTTTTCTATGTGATTTTAATGTTCTTACGTAAGGAAGTTTATACGTATCTTCGCTATCCTCTACGCCTTGTCCATTTTCGACATTAGGTTACACACCCACTTGAGGCAAAAAAGGCGGTGGAAAAATGCGTGAGGTTGAACTGGAACGCAAGCTGGTAAAGGCAGTAAAAGCACAGGGCGGTATCTGTCCAAAGTTCACCAGTCCCGGCTTTGACGGTATGCCGGACAGGATTGTTCTGCTGCCAAACGGCAGGATAGGCTTTGTTGAGGTTAAACGAAAAGGGGAAAAACCGCGTCCGCTTCAATTAGCAAGGCATGAAATGTTACGCAAAATTGGATTTTTAGTATTTGTGCTTGATGATACAAGCCAGATTGGAGAGATTTTGAATGCAATACAATCCACATAAATTCCAGCAATATGCCGCTGATTTTATTATTAATAATCCTGTGTCGGCTGTTTTCTTGGACATGGGGCTTGGAAAAACGGCAATAACACTAACTGCTTTGATGCAATTATTATTTGACCGCTTTGAGGCGCATAGGGTTTTGGTTATTGCACCACTACGGGTAGCAAGGGATGTATGGCCTGAAGAAATACGAAAATGGGAGCATCTTTCAGATTTGCGCTTTTCCGTTGCCATAGGCACAGAAGCCGAGCGGCTGGCGGCACTTGAGGCAGAAGCTGATATTTATTTAATCAACCGTGAAAATGTGCAGTGGTTGATAGAAAAAAGCAAAATTCCGTTTGAGTTTGACACTGTAGTTATTGACGAATTATCCAGCTTCAAGAGCCACAAAGCTAAACGATTTAAGGCTTTACTGAACGTGCGTTCAAGAATAAAGCGGATTATTGGTTTAACAGGCACACCAACATCTAACGGTCTGATGGATTTATACGCAGAATACCGTTTACTGGATATGGGAAAAAGGCTGGGGCGATTCATCGGGCAGTATCGCAGTGCTTATTTTGAGCCTGATAGACATAATGGTCAAATTGTTTATAGTTACAAACTTCTGCCTAATGCTGAAAAAAGGATATATAACAAGATATCCGACATAACCGTTTCAATGAAGGCCACAGACCATTTAACGATGCCGGAGTTGCTTTCCGTGGGATATTCTGTGTTGCTGTCAGTGGACGAACAAGAAGTATACGATGAACTAAAGCGAGAATTGGTTTTGACGTTACAAAACGATGAAGTTACTGCTGCCAATGCCGCTGTGTTAAGCGGGAAGCTGTGCCAGATGGCAAACGGTGCAGTTTATGGCGATGATGAAAGTGTTGTTTACATACATGACCAAAAACTTGATGCACTGGAAGATTTAATCGAATCTGCATATGGAAAGCCTGTGCTGGTTGCCTATTGGTTTAAACATGACTTGATGCGAATTAAAGAGCGGCTGAATTCGCTGGGTATTGTGTATGCAAAGTTGGATTCTCCTGAAAGCATAAAGCAGTGGAATCGTGGTGAACTGCCAGTTGGGTTAATTCATCCGGCCAGTGCAGGGCATGGGTTAAATCTACAATCAGGCGGTAACACCTTAGTTTGGTTTGGATTAACATGGTCGTTGGAACTATACCAGCAGACCAATGCCAGACTTTGGCGGCAAGGGCAGAGTGCCGAAACCGTGGTAATTCATCACATCATTACCAAGGATACCATTGACGCGTATGTTCTTGATGCTTTATCTGCAAAGGACAAAACCCAGCAATCGCTTATTAAAGCAGTAAAAGCAAATTTATAGGGAGTGTTTGTCATGCCATATAAAGCAAAGAAACCCTGCGCTAAACAAGGATGCAGGGAACTAACATCAAACCGATTCTGCGAAACCCATGCCAAGGAAGAAATGAATAATTACAATCGTCATCGCCGTGACCCTGATTCCAATAAACGGTATGGTCGGCAATGGAGAAAAATCCGTGAGGCGTTTCTTTCCACCAATCCTGTGTGTGGTATCTGCGAACGTGACGGCAGGGTAGTTCCTGCGGTGACAGTTCATCACAAAAAGAAACTTACAGAGGGTGGTACAAATGCTTTTGAGAACCTTGAGGGTTTGTGCAGTGCTTGCCATTCACGATTACATGCTTCCGAAGGGGATTATTTTTAAGAGGTAGACATCAGTATTTCTGGGGAAAAATTGATTGATTGAAAACGTGTGCCATGTTTGATTCAAAGAATCATGTTTCAAGATGAATAAATGCACGGAGTTGTTAGTCCAACCATAATATACAAGGGGGGCGTGTAATCTCTGGTCGAATCGTGTCGGACAGCGCGCTCGGTCAAATCTGTAAAAATCCGCATTTTCAAGAGTGTTTTTTTCGGGGGTGAAAATTATGGCATGGGGAGGGGCTAGACCCGGAGCCGGGCGCAAGAAAAAAGCCTTAAATGACAAGATTTTGGAGGGCAATCCGGGCAAGCGGAAAATTAAAATTGTGACGTTTGAGACGGATTCTTTTCAACTTGAAAACCCGCCATCGTTTTTGGCTCAAAATGGCATCGAAGGTGCGGAGGATGTTCCCTCTGCCACAGAGATTTACCAAATGGTCGCTGAGTTCGTGGAAAAATCGGGATGCGGTCACTTAATCGCTCCGCTTCTCATTGAGGATTTCGCTCATTTGCGGCGTTCTTACTTGGAATGCGAATATATAAACCGCACCAAGGGGCGTATCGCCAACGGCAAGAGAAGTCCATACGTTACCATGGCGATAGATTATTCCAAACAGGCGATGGCAATCTTTGACCGCATATGGAATACCCTCGCACAGAACAGTGAACAGCCATATGAAGGCAAAAACGAATTTTTATCCATGCTCACAAATAGGGGCTTCTAAACTTGTCCTATATATTAATAAAGGAACTCATGCCGGAGGTGTCTATGAAAACCACAGAACGCTTTGAAAAAGTGGATATTGAACTGCTTATTCCCTATGCGCGGAATGCTCGCACACATAGCAAGGAACAAATATTACAACTCCGCTCGTCTTTGCGGGAGTTTGGTTTTGTGTCACCCATTATCTGCGACAAAGACCATAACATAATCGCTGGGCATGGGCGTGTGCTGGCCGCGAAAGCCGAAGGTATGTCAACGGTGCCATGTGTATTTGTTGAACATTTAACGGAAGCACAGAAAAAGGCATACATCTTGGCTGATAATCGAATCGCTTTAAGTGCGGGCTGGGATGAAGAAATGCTCGCTTTGGAATTTTCCGACTTGAAGGATATGGGTTTTGACCTTGAACTTACAGGCTTTGACCTTGGAGAGATTGAAAAATTATTCGCCGGGGAAGCTACCGATGTTCAAGATGATGATTTTGACCTTGATGCCGCTCTCGAAGAAGCGGCTTTCGTAATTGTTGGCGATATGTGGACAATCGGGCGGCATCGGCTCTTGTGTGGGGATTCCACAAACCCTGCGGAAGTGGCTCGATTGATGGATGGCAAAAAGGCAAACTTGTTTTTGACTGACCCACCATATGGCGTTTCCTACCAAGGCAAGGCGGGTAAAATCGCCAACGACACCTTGACGGAAGATGTGTTGGTGGAAAAATTATTGCTCCCTGTGTTCAAAAATGCGGAAGCTGTGATGGATAACGAAGCCAGTGCATATATTTTCCATGCAGATACGCAGGGCGAGTGGTTTCGCAGGGCATTTCGTGAAGCGGGCTTTAAACTTTCCGGCGTTTGCCAGTGGGTTAAGCCTTCGCTGGTGATGGGGCGAAGTCCGTATCATTGGCGGCATGAGCCGGTTTTGTTTGGCTGGAAAGCCAAAGGAAAACATAAATGGGTAGCAGGGCGTGACCAGACCACAGTTTGGGAATACGGTAAACCCGCAAAAAATGATATTCATCCAACCATGAAACCCCTCGACCTTTTGGCAAAACCTATCCAAAACAGCACTGCCGCTAATGCAATAATACTGGATTTATTTTCAGGTAGTTTTTCCACCGGGATGACATGCGAGCAGTTGGGGCGTATATGTTATGCCATGGAACTTGACCCCAAATATGCCTCGGCAAGTATACGCAGATATGTTAATGAATACGGCTCTGATGGTGTGTTCGTGGAGCGGGATGGGGAGAAGCTGGTATTTATAGATGTGGCTGTGGCGGTGATGGGCGATGAGTAGGATAACGGATGCATTTTGCCTTGCGCTTTTTTGTACTTGTTGGAATCGCCCACCATCATTCTCCATGATTTTTGGCATGTATTGAGCGGTTTATACGCTTGCTATTTCACGCAAACAGAGCGAACATATGACCATCGCCGGGGCGCAAAGCCTCGAAAAATCAGGAGGATGCCATGATGACACTTAACTTTAACACACCGGGCGCGGAACGCAAAAATCTTTTAACCACCTTGGGGGAACTGCTCGCCACCAAAGCAAAATACTTAGGTGTGCAAGGGAAATTTGCTTACCAAGTGGGCGATTACCACCTCGACAAAGACGGAACGCTCACGGGCCCCGAAGATTTAACTTTACTTGGTAATTTGATGAGGCTGGGATTCAAACCCGATAACTTCGACTACGAAGAACCAGCCACCGAAGCCGAAGAAACCTCTGCCTTTGAAGATTTGCAACTCACCGAACGAGAAGAACTTGGGCTTGGGCGTGAACGCAGGGAAGATGCTCAAGGCGAAAACGGTAGGAGTGCGGACGATGTTCCCACATACTACATCTACCGCGCCGAACTCAGCGACCCTGAAGCACCAGACCGAATGGAAGTTTTCTCCGCTGAACATGACGAGGATGCAATTCGCCAAGCCTTGGAATTTTGCACCGAGGGCATTCGGCTTTTGGAACTGCACGAATTGGATGACGATTACAACGAACTCCGCTTTGTGCCTTTACTCAACTCCGGCGAAACCGCAAATACCGAAACGGAAAACCCTGCCACCGACACTAACAGCCTCACCATAGAAATGCCGCTGATGCCGCCGGAAAAACTGGATAACCTTTGCAGGCTAATATTATCCAAAGAAACCCTTATTAAAAACGCCTTGGGGGTGGATGCCCTACCCATTCAAGTCACCGACACCATCCGCTTTCCTTGGTACAACTACGAAAACCAGCCAACAAGCGAAGAAACGCAAGCACTCGCTGCATTTATCAGCTTGCTCTGCGAAACCGCACGGGAAAAGAAGCGTGTGGTTGCCAAAGAAAAACCCATCGAAGGCTCGCACAAATACGCCATGCGGTGCTTCCTGCTTTCCATCGGCATGATAGGGCCCGAGTATAAGAACCAAAGGAAAACGCTTCTTTCCAAACTGGAAGGTAATAGTAGCTGGAAATTTGAAGCACCACCAAAGGCAGACGATGCCGAAGAACAAACTGCGCCGATTGATGATACCCCACCAACTGCCGATGCGGAAGCCTCCGGCAAATCCGAGCGGGAACTGATAATGGAGCAATTACCCGAAGGTGAGCAGATTAAAAAAACATATTGGGCGGTGGAAGGCGATTACAGGGTAATTACTACCCTGCCGGATACTGGCTACGAAAAACGGTACACGGTTGCCTTCGAGGACGGCTACCCACGCATAACCCACATGCCCTAAACCTTGCCCATACACGCAAACACCGAGGCTTTCCTGCCCCTTCATGGGGCTTCGCCTCGTATTATGCAACCTTCCGATTATTCTTAAAACAACGCAATCCATAATTTTTACATAGTTTCCGCTTGCTTTATAAGACCACCTGAGTGATATATAAACCACGCCAAAAGGCGTAAAAAAGACAGCAGGGGGAATTAGGATGTTCAAATTTGGCTACAAATTATCGGGAAATTCTATCAGCAAGCCTCGCCCATACGATGATGCCAGCTACTACTACGGCATAGATGGCAGCAACGGCATGTGGAAAATTTGCAAAGACGGCAAAGTAGTGGACACCATCGAAGTTGACTCTTCCTTGGATGAAGTGGCGGAGCATTTGCAAATGGTAAACAGCGCAATAACACCGAAAATGTGCCACAACTAAACCCATCACAGTCCAGTGGATATCACGCTTCACCTACGGCATACTGTTCACACGCCGACAGGCTGAATCTACAGAGCCGGGCGAGGAGGTTTTGCCATGATACGTTCTTCCATTGAGGAATTAATCCGCAAGGCAACAAACGCTGGATTTCAATTCAATGTTTCCGATGCTTACAAATCCGCAGACTATCTTCGCAGGGAATATGCCGCAGTTGGTGTGACACTCCCTGCCATCGACCCCGATGGGAAAGAATGCGGGTTTACCATTTGCTTGGATAAAAACTGCGATGGTTTTTACTCGCAATACGTTGAAGTTTAGGCGGTTACATAGCCTTACGGGGTTTTACCCTCATCGGCTTTAACAAGGGCAACACGGCCAAACGTGGCGCAACACACGCCGAGGTTTTCCCCAGTGGGAACGCTCGGCTTGCGCCAATGAAGCGGACAAATGTGCATTACAATCCAGTGGCTATCACGCTTTACCTACGGTAATATGCTCTTGCTGGGGCGAGCAAACCCTGCAAACACTAAGATGGGAGCGGATGCAAAATGAGCAGAATTATGGAATATGCAATCACAGGAAAAATTCAGACCGAGTTGTGGCGGTTAGGGTACAAATGTTACACAACTCAACGTCTTTATTGGGCAACAGATAAACCCATCCATAAAAAATCGGTGCATACACCTTTCGGTCCCGGTGGCGTAAAGCTGGATGAACCCTACAGAACAAAACTTGGATACAAAACGGCTTGCAAACTGTATGAAGAACTGAAGCAAAGGACGGTTTAATTTGAAACACACTCCAGATGCTATTCAGCGCAGGGTACGGTAATATGCTCTTACAGGGCAAGCGAAACCCTGCAATCACTAAGATGGGAGCGGATGACAATGAAAAATGAAAAAGCATTAGGTGCATTTATGGCGAAAATGGCAGAGGCGCGAGAACGCCTCGCAGAGTTACAGGAATATGTGGATGACCACATGGGCGAAAGTCCCGATGACATCACATGGGGCCACACAGGAAGTGCTGAGTATTTTGTAGCACAACTTACCCAGCTTACCGATTGGGCATTTAAACGCGGCGAATACGCCGAATAATGGGAGGGAATAATATAGTGACCAGAGAAACGATTTTGAAGAAAGCCTTGGAAATGGCGCATCATAACCTTTATTGCACATCGGAAGATTACCTGATGACACGCCCACGGGCAGGGCAGGAAACCGACTATGCCGAGTACGCCGCTGAAGCCGAAATCCTAAAGGAATGGCTCGCAGAACTGCCCATGCAGGACGCTACGGCACGGTTTCAGCGGGATTTGCAAGATGCCAAAGACGGCATTTGTGAAGGCGAAATAATCACCACGCGCAGAGAAGAAATCGAACGTTTGCAAGCGGAACTGGCACAAATCGAAGCAGCGGCCAACTAACCAAAACGTAAAACCTAACTAAGAAAATTTTCGAGGATTGCCCTTCGGGGCTATGCCTCGTTCAATAACAGGATAAACAAACAATCCACAGGCGCATCTTCCAAACGTACAACATAATATAGCAATAACACAGACTTCCATATGGGAGTTTTTTTGTTTACCGGGAAGGAGGCTCGCGCATGGGCGATTACAAATACACGCCAACCAAATTAATGCTGCCCACCAGCCGCTACGACCAGCGCAGGGCTGACTTTGCCGTTAAGTTTATATCCATGCTCCGGCATACTTCCGGGGAGTGGTTTGGTAAGCAATTCCAATTGATACCGTGGCAGGAAACTATAATCCGAGATATTTTCGGCATCATTGATAAAGAAACGGGGTATCGCCAGTTCCGCACAGCCTACGTTGAAATCGGCAAGAAGAACGGAAAATCCGAACTGGCCGCCGCTGTTGCGCTGTATCTTCTCTTCGCTGATGGGGAAGCCGGGGCAGAAGTATATTCCGTTGCTGCCGATATTAACCAAGCGTCTATCGTGTTTAATACGGCAAAAGCCATGGTTGAGCAGTGCGGGGATTTGCTTAAACTTTCAAAACTTGTGCCGTCTACCAAGCGGATTATATTCCGTCATACCAATAGCTTTTACCGTGTATTATCCTCCGAAAATAAATCTAAGCAGGGCTTTAACGTGTCGGGGTTGGTGTTTGATGAATTGTTTGCCCAGCAAACCAGAGATTTGTTCGACACTTTAACAAAATACACAGGCGATGCCCGCAGACAACCGCTGTATTTTTTAATTACAACTGCTGGCAGAAATCGAAATTCCATTTGTTATGAAATGCACTCAAAAGCAAAAGCTGTACTGGATGGCTCCAAAATAGACCCTGCATTTTATCCTGTCGTGTTCGGCATGGAAGAAGGTGACGATTGGAGTAATCCCGATGTTTGGAGAAAATGCAATCCTTCCATTGGCGTAACAATCCCATTTGAAACCGTGCAAGCGGCCTACGAACAGGCAAAGGAAAACCCTGCGGAAGAAATGCATTTCAGGCAATTCCGCTTAAACGAATGGTGTAATGCGGATATCCGCTGGATGCCAATGGCAAAATGGGATGCCTGTGGCGAAGATATAAATTGGGATGATTATGAAGGGCGCGAGTGTTACTGCGGTCTTGACCTTGCCAGCACTAACGATTTAACTGCACTAACCTTGGTATTTCCCCCAACAGATAATGATGACAAGTATACCGTTCTGCCATATTTCTGGCTGCCTGATAATGTAATCGACCACAGAAGCCGTAACGACCATGTGCCTTATGCAGTTTGGAGAAAGATGGGCATATTCAACACCACCGAGGGCGATGTAGTGGATTATGATTTTATTGTTGCGTTTATTGCACGTTTAACCGAGCGTTTTCGCATCCGTGAAATATCCTATGACCGCTACGGTGCGGAAAAAATACGCCGCGACCTTGAGGAACTTGGCGCAGAATACGGCTTTACAGTGTTTCCCTTTGGGCAGGGGTATCTTTCGCTATCACCACCATCCAAGGATTTATTTCAGTTAGTGCAGGAAGGCAAAATACGTCATGCCAAACATCCTGTTATGGATTGGTGCATGAAAAATGTTGTGGTTGAGCAGGATGCCGCCGGGAACATAAAACCCAGCAAACGCAAATCAACTGAAAAGATTGACGGAGTTGTGGCTCTCGTCATGGGGCTGGCTCGCGCCATGCTGGACGAAGGCGGCAATGTGGGCAGTGTTTATGACACAAGGGGCATTGTTTTCATATAGTGTAGTAATAACATGGGGGTGATGCGTACATGGGCTTATTTGACAAGTTGTTCAATCGCAACAAACCCAACAAAGCCATGACCGGGAAACCCGGATGGCCTTTTTCGTTTTTATTTGGCGGCACTGCTGCAGGAAAATACGTAAATGAAACCACTGCCATGCAAACTTCTGCGGTTTACGCATGTGTCCGCATTCTTGCGGAAGCAATCGCCAGCTTGCCACTCCATGTGTATGAACGTGAAGGTGACGGCGGTAAAAAATTACAAATTACACATCCGCTTTATAAATTATTGCATGATGAACCCAATTCAGAGATGACTTCCTTTATCTGGCGGGAAACAATCATGTCGCATGTACTTATTTGGGGAAATGCCTACAGCCAAATCATACGAGGCGGTCACGGGCATCCCATCGCACTTTACCCGCTGTTGCCGGATAAGATGGTAGTGGAGCGGAATGCCAGAGGCGACTTGGTGTACACATATTACCGTGATGAACATGGTCCCGTTAAATTATCCCGCGAGCAAGTTCTGCATATTCCGGGGCTGGGGTTTGATGGGCTGGTGGGATATTCGCCTATTGCCATGGCGAAAAACGCAATCGGCATGGCTCTTGCAACGGAAGAATATGGCGCAAAATTCTTCGGCAACGGTGCGAATCCCAGCGGGGTACTGGAGCATCCCGGCACAATCAAAGATGTCGAACGTGTACGTGAAAGCTGGAACGAGAAGTTTGGCGGTACTGCCAATGCTCATAACGTAGCCGTGCTGGAAGAGGGCATGAAGTTTCATCAAATCAGCATTCCACCTGAACAGGCGCAGTTTTTGGAAACCCGTAAATATCAAATCGGAGAAATTGCACGTATTTTCAGGGTGCCGCCTCACATGGTTGGGGATTTAGACAGAAGTTCGTTTTCAAATATTGAGCAGCAGAGTTTGGAATTCGTTATGTTTACGCTTAATCCATGGATACGCCGATTTGAAGATTCTCTGTCGCAGGGGCTTTTGCTTCCGAGTGAAAAAGGACGGCTGTTAATTCGTTTTAATGTTGATGGTTTGCTTCGGGGCAACTACGAAAGCCGCATGAAGGGCTATGCCATCGGACGGCAAAACGGCTGGCTCAGTGCTAACGATATCCGGGCCTTGGAGAAAATGAACCTTCTTCCCATAGAAAAGGGCGGGGATTTATACATGGTAAACGGCAACATGGTAACGCTGGAAAGCCGAATGCTACAGGAGGAGTTGATAGAACGTGAAATTTTGGAACTGGACGGACTCGACTGATGAAGGGCGTGTTCTGCGTTTCGATGGTGTAATTTCCCAAGAAACGTGGTGGGGCGATGAAATCACTCCTGCAGTGTTTATGCAGGAACTCCAATCTGGCAGTGGTGATATAACCGTTTGGTTAAATTCTCCCGGCGGCGATTGTGTGGCCGCAAGCCGTATATACACAATGCTCATGGATTACAAAGGAAATGTCACGGTGAAAATTGACGGCGCAGCTTATAGTGCCGCCTCAGTTATTGCCATGGCTGGTACACAGGTGCTTATGGCACCTACTGCCTTAATGATGATTCATAATCCGTGGGCAATTGCAATCGGTGACAGCGAAGAAATGCTGAAAGCGTCTGCCATGCTGGATGAGGTCAAAGAAGCGATTATGAATGCGTATCAAATCAAAACAGGCATGAGCCGGACAAAATTATCAAATCTCATGGACGCGGAATCCTTCTTCCCTGTGCATAAAGCTATGGAGTTGGGTTTTGCCGATGGGATGATTACGGATGAAAAACGCACAAATCTGCCAGCGGATTCAGGTGCAGAAAATTACATTTTTTCACGGCGAGCAGTAAATAACTCGCTTATGAATAAGGTTTTGGCAAGTGTGCGTGAGCAGAAAAATATTAGCGCGCCACCAATTTCTCAAGTGCCGCAGGGCATCCCTGCCGAATCGCTGGAAAAGCGATTGAATCTAATCCCACATTATGGAGGTTGATGTTATGTCTACAGTTCTTGAACTGCGTGAAAAGCGCAACAAATTATGGAATTCCGCTAAACAATTTCTGGACAGTAAGCGGGATGCAAACGGTATGGTTCCTGCGGAAGCTGCCGCTGAGTACGACAAGATGGAAGCGGATATGGTTAATCTGGGCAGAGAAATCGAAAGGCTGGAACGCCAAGCGGCCCACGATTTGGAAATGGGCCAGCCGACCACCAAGCCGATTATAAATGTTCCTCACAAAACCCCTGCTGCCAAAACCGGGATGGCTTCTGAAGAATACAAAGAAGATTTCGGTCTTGTTATTCGCGGAAGGCACACCATCCATAACGTGTTAAGCACTTCTCCCGATGTAGACGGTGGGTATCTTGTGCCTGTTGAATTCGAGAGGCAAATCGTGAAAGGGCTGGATGAATATAACGTAATCCGCAAAATTGCCCGTGTTATTAAAACCACTGCGGAGCGCAAAATTCCCATTGCTGCTGACAAATCCGTAGCCAATTGGACTAAGGAAAACGCTGCCATTACTGAAAGTATGATGAAGTTTGACCAGAAATCTCTGGATGCTTACAAACTGGCTACCCTCGTTCGCATTAGCGTGGAACTTTTACAGGATTCAATGTTTGACCTTGAAACTTATATTGCGGACGATTTTGCCAGAGCGTTTGGCGTAGCTGAAGAGCAAGCGTTCTGCATCGGTGACGGCGATGATAAACCCACCGGGATTTTCCGTGAAACAGGCGGCGGCACTATTGGCGTAACAGCCGGAAATACCATAAACACAGACAATCTTATTGATTTAATTTACGCATTAAAAAGCCCGTACCGCAGAAATGCAGTATTTCTCATGCGTGATATTACCGTTTCCGCTATCCGCAAATTAAAGGATTCCAACGGTCAATATTTATGGCAACCAAGCGTTCAGGCGGGAGAGCCGGATAAATTGCTGGGATATCGTTTATACACATCTCCGTA